ATATGAACTATGTTTTTTACCATGCTTGGGGATGTGTTCGCTTTTCCCTAATAATCCACCCGCTGTTGGCATATAATCTCCTTATTACAGTTGTTACAGTTAATACCAAACGGGGTTGCCCCCGCTCAGTAAATTACTTAATCTTTAGGTTATTACGCTAAAGTTGATTGTTCCCAAACTACATTGGCATCAAAACGATAGTCTACCCACCAGTACATTGAACCAGAGGTAGGTATCCCAGTTGCAACTGCAATAGTAGCAATAACCGGAACCACATATTCTCCCGAAGAAGAATACTCAGTGATGTTAGACAAGGCCACAGTCGCTGAAGATTTATTCATAGGTGGCAATACCATCTGCCCTTCCATTGAATTTTGATTGATTACCATAGTACCAGGTACTAAGGCATCCAAGTCCCAAGCTGCAACTACATCAGCAGCGGCAGTGGCACTTGTTGAATCAGACTGAGATACACCAACTGGATACCCAAACTTATAGGTAATCGCTGTTGAGTTGCCTGCAAATCTTACTGAGGAGCGTAGTTGAATCTGATCGATTCTTGCTCCCATAGGAATGTAGAGCGCACGGGTATAAGTGCCAGTGGCACTCAGATCCGAAAAGGTAACATTGTCATGCTTCGTGCTCTGCCCCACATTGACAATTTTTGTTTTTATAGAGTCCATAGATTTCTCCGAAATTAGACATTTAGGGTATAGGAGCCCCCGCTACGGGGGATCCCGTAGCTGAGGACTACATAAGGTTAGGATTATAAGTTAGTCGCCATGCACTCAATGCGATACATCCACAGATCCTGTAAAATAATACAAGAGTAGAATGTATCCCATGCAACAGTACCACGCTGACCTAAAGGGTCACCAGGTCCTGGGCGGGGCATAACAACTTTGGAGCGGAGAGAATCCATGCCCCCAAGTGTTGCACAACCAATTGCATCGGCTGCAAGGATGATAACGGGATATACATCGGCGTTACCAGAAGAACCCTGAGTACCGCCGGTTGAAACAGCGTATTGTGCATTACCAGAAGCTAACGTGGCTCCTGCATCTGCAAAGGGTACAGCCTGCGTTGTAGTAATGAATCTGACACCTCTTACGGAACCAATTTCACCTTCAATTGCATCGCCAGTTTCACTATATTTTTCAACTGGGACAAATCCGGTAATTGCTTCAATATCCTGACGAAGGTCAGGGTGGCAAATTCCAACAAATGACTCACGAATTGGCTCGGTAGCAATACCAACTGCTGCTTTCAATTTCTTGCGAAGCTTCACGGCATCATTACGCTCTAGCACACGAATTGCTTTCTGTATTAATCCGTCGGATCCCGTAGGAGCAGAGGATTGAGCAGAAGTTAGTGCGGCTAGACCAATTGTAGCATCAACAGTAGCACGACTGGTTCCACCAGCATATGCTGCCTGAGTTCCTGCACGGAAGGTCTTGTAGCTGAGAAAGTCAATTGTCTCACCAGCTTGTGTGGCCTGCCGTTCTGAAATAACGTTGAGAACCGGATCATGCGAGGCTGCCAAAAGGACGTCTGTGGTATTCACATAACTTCCGAATTGCTTCAGCGTATGCATGAGCGTGGTGTGCTCAAGCGAGGTAAAGTCCGGTGTTACACCTTCCGCAATCGGGGAATCCACGACTGGAAATCTTTCGTAACGACGGTGTCTGATCTCTAAACCTTGTTTCTGAGGCTTAGTTTCTTTTTGTGCGAATTTCGCAAATGTCAGCAATCGCTTTGCAATTGGTAACATCTTTTTCTGTATAGTGAACGCATCGTTTTTGCTGAGGTCACCGTAACTGGTGGCCTGCGTAACGCTTCCCGTTCCGCCATAAGCTGCCATAATCAACTCCTAATAAAGTTATTAAAAATAAGGATCGCCTAATAATCATCCTTAGGGTTCGGGAGACTCTCCCAAAGATCCTCATCCGACATGTTGTCGGTGTTTTTTTCTATTCTTGGAGCGGAGTTACTCATCAGGTTCGAGGCCGCCTTGCGTCTCGTACTCTGTTTTTTAGCTGATCCTTCTGTCTGCGCCTTTGGTGGTGGCTCTTCTGCTGGGCGCCACACTTTGCCGGAATCTGTGTTTTCCAGCCATAAATTCATTACTGACGCATGATCATCAGGAGACGTGGATTCGGTCATCATTTTAGTAAGTGCTGGTGACTTCAGAACATAGGATTGAAAATCTGGATCTTTGTCAATATCCCGATAGTCATCTCCAACTGAATTGAGCATCGAATTATCGTGATTACTCAGGAACTGTTGGTAGTTCTGGTCCTGATAGGCTTTTTCAAGCTGGGCGACCCTTTCTGAATCCTTGTTCATGCTGGGGCCTACTTTACTTAATGCCTTGGCTACTTCATGCTGAACTAACTTTTTGGTTACTCCAGTAATTTCGCTAAATTCCTCCATCGTTGTGCGATCATCCTCGTCAAAAAACGAGCCTTCATCGCTTGGGTCTGGAGGGGTGTCCGGCGCCTTGTAGCCTTTCTTCAGGGTATCAAGCTCCTTATCCTGCTCTAACGAGCGTATTCTAAGGTCGTTGAAATCTTCCCTGTCTCTTGCACTTGCTTCGTTTCTTTTATGAAACTCTTTTTCAAGGGACTTATATCTCTGTTCATAGTCGTGAGCGGGATCTTCCTCTTCCTCATCTTCAGAGTCTTCGGCTTCCTCCTCAACTTCCTCCTCAGTTTCGTCTTCAGCTTTCGCCTCAGTTTCTTCCTTGGGGTCGTCCTCATCTTCTACTTCTGGAGCACTGTCCCAGATGTCCTCGTCTTGGTCACCCGTATCAACCTCATCTTCCGGTTGGGGGCTTACGTCTTCTTCAGCCATTTTCTCCGTCTCTTTTAGCTCACCGCTAACAATGTCCCGCTAATCGGATCGTATTAGGTGTTGACCCCTGGCTATTCACCGTGGAGGCCCAAATTTCTCGACGTTTTCTGGAAATTCTAATACTTCCTTCCACGCCCTCACTCTCCCTATGGAGATGTGGTGCTTTGCAATAGATTCCTGATCGTAGAGGGTGCCGTTAACTATACGGTCCATTTCATCAGTACATCGCCTGTCAAATTCTTCTTTTATTGCACTCCAACCTGGATGTGTCAGAAGCATTGCCAGTAAATCCGCACGGGATTCTGGACGTCCTACCATTACATTGCCCCTTCTTCTACCATTCCTTCAGGCGGAGGTCCAGCCATTGGTCCCCCCTGCCCTTCAGGTGGGGGAGCTCCTTGTTGTTGTTGCATCTGCGCCTGCTCTTGTTGCATCTGCGCTTGCTCCATCTGTTGTTGTTCTTGCAGAGCAGCAGTGTTTTTCTGTTGCATGGCCTGTTCCTCCTGTTGCATCTGCTGGGCTTCACCCTGATCCATCTGCTCTCGTAGCAATATGCTGTGGCGCTCAAGGTTCGTTGGATGTAAGACGTTCCCGTCCTTAATAAGCTCAAGTCTCTCTGCACGTTCCATTTCACGTTGATCATCAGATACTTTCTGCTTCTCATCCAATATGGACTTTGTCTGCTGAACCTGGATCTGTGACTGGGCTGTAGCCTGTGCCTGTGCTTGTATCTGTTGCTGGGCCATCTGTGCCTGCTGCTGGGCCTGCTCCGCTAAAGTCTGCTTCTGGGATTCCGCCTGTTGCGTCATCTCTTGGGCAACCTCTTCCTCAGTCTTCATAACCTGCTCTGGATCTAAGTTAAAGGCCCTGAGCAGTGGCCGACTAAACGCCTCGTATTTAATGTATTGTTGCAGTTGCGGAAGCGAACCAATCGTTTGTAAGAAGTTTATTAACTGAGTGTTATGAACTTCCTTGGCGATATACTGCTCATAGCCAGTACTTATGGTTTCGTAGTCTCCCTTAATTTGCATGTCCTGTGAATCAACCATCAGCCACCGATAAATGGCCTGCATGTTGTTTGTTATCATCTTACTCACAGAACGAACAACATCTGCTGTCTGACGGTTGGCATTACTGTTTAAAATCGACATGCCTGTTGCAGTCTTTGTCTGAGCCGGACTTTGATCTCCATATCCAATGGAAGTCTGCCCACTGTCCAAGTCTGCTTCACGTTCAAGCTGTTGGATCAGTTGGAGCAGCCCGTTTGTAACATCCGGTATCTGTACCGGCATAAATGCGTCACGGACACTTGCACCAGGTTTTACACGGAACTGCTTGCCAGGATATACTTGTTCTGTGTCTGTTCCTGGTTCAAAGGAATTCGGATCTATCACAGTCATGGGGGCCGCTGATAAAGACTTGCCCTCAATCATCATGGCATAACTGAAGTTCAGTATTGCCTGTACGTCACGGATCGCATAGTAAATGCCGTCTGCCCATATCGACTCTGGGTTCTTCTGCCAATAACAAAAATGGAAGGGC